TTAGAGATTGACTTTATGGCTCCCCGAAAATGTGGGATAGATGGCTGGGAGCATGGTTTGCATATCGATCATGTTGTTCCTATTGCAAAGGGTGGCTCAGATACATTAGAAAATGTTAGACCAGCACATGGGTTATGTAATTTAAGGAAATGGGCAAACCAGGGATAGTAACCAATGGTGCCCGTTTAGGGCATAAGGAGGTTTATAACTCCTATTTTGCGCCGAACTTTAAAGATGATATAATAGATATATGAATAAATCTAAGTGCTTTTTCTGCAAAGAGGATGCGACACATTACGATATCGTGGTAGATCACGCTGAGTATATTGTTGCTGATGTGTGCTTAGATCATCTATCTATGGGTCTTGTATCCTAATGAATAGCAGAATACTCAAAGATGGTTCAGAGGTCGATTCTTTTGATAAGCCAGTTGATTTAATTATTCATACAAAGGCCCCTGGAAAATGGAAACTAACCGATTTAGAGACAGGTGAAGAATACCTTGGCTCAGAGATAAGCACTGACTTTGCGGAAGTTCTTAGAGAAAAAGTTAACATTAATAAAATAGGCACTTGGGTAAAAACCAAGTGGAAACAAAAACCATCAGTTGACTAAACCCTGACTTTAAGGTATACTGGATATATGATTCAATGGATTGCTGATTATGCACACTGGGTGCTTGCCTGTATTGGCGTATCTGGTATTTACTTTGTTGGAAGAAAAACCCTATGGGGATGGTTTGTCCTATTGTTTAATGAGTGCCTATGGATAGCCTACGCTTTAGTGACAGACCAATACGGATTTATTTTTGCAGCAGTAGCCTATGGTGCTGTTTATATTAGATCATATCTGCATTGGAAAAGAGATGCTTAAACATTACGATATACCAGACCCTTTTCAAACCTTTGTAGCCAAGAAATATGCCAATGCTAAAGGCTATGTCCATGACTTCTTTACTGGTGAATGGTCTTATAGGTGTACTACTTGTAAGGATGATCTTTATGCTCCATCCCGCAAAATTATGACAAAGATTCGCCTATATCATACAAGAAATGAGTGCCTAAATGGATATTAATGAATTTATGACAGACCCTTGGAAAAAGTTTAATGAGATGAGAAATACCCCCCACGAATGTGATTACGATTACAGGATAGACTCATCTGGTGCTATGTTCTTTGAAATATGCAAACTATGTCTTGACACTAAGGGTGTCGTTGAAATGGATAAATAAATGGATACTGAGCAAACCTTTGACCAAGAGTTTAGTGTTGAAGAGATTACGAAAGCCATAGTCGATAGGGCTAAGTCTGAGGTTAAGTCTAAGTTTGGTAATAAGAAACGGCATAGACAATGAATAACGAATGCTTAAAGTGCGAGATGTCTAAGAAAGATCCCTTGTTTTGGGACACTCATCAGACTATGAGTGATGGGCATGTATGGTGTACTAATGCCAAGAGAACCTAAGATTACGAAGATGGACTGGAGAGCCTTGGGATATTGGCCAGTATATAAAAACGGGAAGAAAGTGTGGGTGCCACAAGATGGAAAAGATTCAAAAGACTAATATACTTCCATTACGATGGATAGGTAATTTTCTTGGTGGCTATGCTGGTAATCATTTAGTCAAGGCTATATATTTAGATGAAGATGATAACTTGGGTTTACGATTTAAATACCACGCAAAGATGTGGAAATATCTTAATAAGCCATATGAGTGGTGGGGAACTTATTACATTGTTAAGGTAAATAAATAAATGAATGTTTATTGGTTTGGAAGAACTCACAACAATAATCTTTCTGAAATGTCTTTAGATTTAGAAAGCAATGGCTTCAGCGGAATCCTTTTGCCATATGGGTCAGATGTTGGAGATTATTTTGTACAGATAGCCAGATCACTTAAAAGTGATCAGAATTTTACTTACATTGTTGCAGTCAGACCTTACACAATTTCTCCACAAAATCTTGGAATGATAATTAAATCATTAAACTCTATAGATGTTGGCAGGGTTTGGATTAATTTTGTGTCTGGGCAAATTTTAGATGAAGAAAAAAGTATGGGCGGGATAATCGGTGAGATAAATGATACATCCAGCCTTTATGAAAGAAGAGAATATTTAAAAAACTATATACCAATCTTCTTTGATTTTTGTAAAAAGTTAAAAATAGAAACAAAGATATGCATATCTGGTAAAGGTGATGATATGAACTCCCTTGTTGAGAACTATGGAGACTACAGTTTTGCAGCATACCAGTCACATGCTGAAGTGGCTAAGTACAAAAAAATATCAAAACCAAGAGTTTTATCTATGTTTCCACTTATAGAAGATGATGAAGAAAAATTTAATAAATTAAAAAACAGCAAAGAACTTGGATCTGATATAAGATTAACAACAACTTTGGAGTTAAAAGAAATCATTAACGAATTAAAGTTAGATGGAATAGAAGGTGTGATGTTTTATTGTTACTGGCCTGAAGAGTATAGAATTAAGATAGTTAATTTTGTTAAAGATAACAAAAATCTTTTTACTTGACAAAGACAGCAACTAACTGTATAATAGAAATATGACTAATCAAGAAATAGCACAACTACTAGATCAAGAATCCTATCGTATTTGGGATACTACCAAGGTTATTAAAAATCAGGACTATCATGATGGACTAGTCAAAGGGCTTAAAATGGCATCCAAGTTGGTGGCTAAACTATGAGTATAGACGAAATGGCATTGAGAGAAGAAATTGCAAGGGCTATTGAGGCTCTTTCAATAGAAGAGTCAGTAACCAACGCAGTTGGTATGAGAATGCTTGCAGCAAAGATTGCAAGAGGAGAAGATAATTATATGACAACTATGTTTGAAAGACAGGAGGACTTTGAATGATTGAAATTTTGTTTTTAATTCCAGCATCTATTATTGTTGGGTATTCACTATGCTACTTTATAATGACATATAAGGTTGATCAAGATTAAGCCTAGAGCATACATATTTGATGTAGACGGAACATTGGCCAATGTAGATCCTTATCTTCACCTTGTTCGTGGCTCCAATAGGGACTACAATGCTTTTCATGAGGCCTCTATCGATGCCCTGCCAAACTTTGAAGTAATTCAAATGGTGAACGAAGCCTTCTTTGATCAGATGCATATTCTTATTGTTACATCAAGGAAAGAGGTTTGGCGTGGACTAACTTCGCTTTGGCTTGCTAAAAATGATATTGGTCACCATGCACTTTATATGCGTAGCGATGAAGACAATAGGCCAGACTATGAAGTTAAAAAAGATATATTACTTAAGATTAAAAAACACTGGAATGTCCTGCATGCTGTAGATGATAACCCAAATGTTATAAGACTTTGGGAAGAGTACGGGATTTCTACAACCAAAATTGGAACATGGGATGGGGATAAATCCTAATGTTTCAATATGTGGTATCATTAGTATATGAGTACATTTTTTTCTAAAGAGTTAACTGAACTTGGAATAAAGTTTGAGGAAGTGTCAAACGGGATACTTTCAATAGAAAACTTCATATCTAAAGAAGATATAGATAGTTTGTTTGATGTTATCAATAACACTACTGAAGAGCAGTGGGGACAGATTTACCTAAATAATCTAAAAGCATTTGCAAAACTTAAGCATGGAAGAGATGACATAGACAATCTTGTTGCAGAGGGTAAATTGCAAATTACTCAAAACTGGGCAGACAAGAATCTTGCTATTTCGGATCATTATGTTACAAAAAAGATAGATGATAAGATAGTTAGCATTATTCAAATGGCAGATCCAAATTTAATAGTAAACGGCACTAACATATTACAAAGAATGTATGCTGGTGTTCAACTGTATGCTCATACGGACCAGGATACGGACCCATCCATTCAGTACGCTGCTATCCTATACCTAAATGATGACTATGTTGGTGGAGAATTGTTCTTTGATAAAATTAATGTAACACTAAAACCAAAACCAGGAACCCTGGTAATATTTCCAGGCTCAGAAGAGTTTCATCATGGTGTAAATTTTGTTAAAGATGGACCAATGAGATATGTTGTTGTTGGATTTATTAAGACAAAAGATTTTTACGAAAACAATAAGTACTAAATAAAAAATACACCTTGACTAGTTGTTTCGCATGTGATACAATTAAATAATGAGACAATGTACCTGTGGTAGATCAAAAATATATCCATATTGTGATGGCACTCACAATGATAAGATAGTCAAAGAAACTGCAGACGAAACAAAAGACAGTGTTCATTTAAAAAACACAGACAAGAATTGACAATGGTAATTCTTTTTGATATACTTAGTATATGACATACAATAAAGAGTTTGAAAAAATATCAAAAGATTTAAAGCGTTATATTATCAAAGAGCATATGAAAACATATTATCACTGGACAGTTGGATTTCTATGCTTTATAATTGGAATGCTTCTTGGCATCTTAGTATCATAAGGTCTAGCACCAGTAGCCAAGTTGGTTAAGGCACCGAACTCATAATTCGGCTATTCGTAGGTTCAAGTCCTACCTGGTGTACCAAGGGATTGAAGCATTAAAGTGATGCTCAGGACTTTTAATCCTGAGAAGAAGGAGCATTACCTTCCAGTCCTACGCATCTGTAACTCAGTTGGTTAGAGTACCTGCCTTATATGCAGAGAGCCGAAGGTTCAAGTCCTTCCAGATGTACTAAGTCTCCATCGTCTAGTGGCCTAGGACTCTGCCCTTTCACGGCAGCAACACGGATTCGAATTCCGTTGGAGATACAATACCTCTGTAACTCAGCGGAAGAGTAGCGGACTTCTAATCCGTTTGTCGCAGGTTCGATTCCTGCCAGGGGTGCTTTACTTTGTAGGATGTTTTGGTTCGTATGGTGCTATCTTAGACTTTACTCGTCCATCTTTATATAGTCTAACAATCCAGCCATCTTTGATCTGAACAGGATTAAATGCTGATGCTTTTTTCTTTGGCATTATAGTGAGTGTCTTTCTGTTTGTACTTTTGTGTAATCTTTGCCAAAATCAGCAAATAGAGACTTGTCTCTTTCACGATTAGCAATTCCTCTTGACCATGAATAGCCTGCGTCTCCACCCCATGCAAGCCACATTATGTATCCGTTAGATGGGTTTTCTGAGTTACCCCAGTCCTTGCCCTTCTTGTCTACTTCATGTCGTGAGAAGTATGAGTACATTCTCTTAACAGTACTTAGAGAGATTGATTCTCCTCTTGCTAACTGCCCTGCACGAGTCCAGCCAACTGCAGTTCCTGCACCATTAGCCTTTCCATCTTCTTTAAACTTAATTGCTCTACGAGCAGCAGATCTTGCTCCTGCTGGTGGAGAGTAACCTTCAGCCTTTGATACTGTGTCTGTATCGTATTCAACTGTGTCGTCATCTTCAAATAGATCATCTGCTTTTGCAGCAGGAACACAGTTAGGAACTGGACCTCCGTCTGCTCCTGGCTTCATTCCACGCTGTACATATCCATCCCAGCACGGTGCCTGCTTGTTGCTTTGATAGGTATTTGTTGGCATCATTGAATCATCTGTCTTGCCTATTTGTGCATCAAACATAGCCATTTGTGTTTCTGAATCCATTGTGTTTGTTTCCATTTCTACTTTTGTAGCGTCTTGATACATCATACCAATACTGTACGCTGTTGGCTCCCACTCACCATCTTCTTGTTCGTAAATTCTAACAGCCATTGCTGGGTTATCTGGTGGCATCGACTGGATTGCATACTCTGTTCCAGGAACTCCGTATACTCCGCCTTCTATCATAATGTGCTCTATAACACCATGCACAACCCCCTCAGAGGTTGATCCCATAACAAAGTCGCCTTCTTTTAACATATATCCAGTATACCATAATCTTATATAGTGTATAATGGTTGTATGAATATAATAAGACCTTTTGACAACGAAATTGTAGTAGTTGAAGACTTTTTAACACAGGCTGAAGCAGACTATGTTCTTGCTCTGGCCACAGAGGATCCAAAACTTTGGGATGGGTCCAACGATGGATCTGGTCTAAAAGAATGGTATGGCAATCAACTAAGAATTGACTCAATTAATCTAAAAGAAAAATATAAAGAATATAATGATTTTATGTATATGCTTCAGGATAGATCAAAGCCTATATTTTCTAGCGAGTATGGGATTTCTGAGTTCTACTATCTACCAATAAACTCTGTTTCTAGAAGAATAGGTCCAGGTCTTGGCGTTCACACAGATGAAATTCACCCAGATCATCCTCAATATAATCCATTAGAAAAAATAATAACTCATGGGTTTGTTGTTTATTTAAATGATGATTATGAAGGCGGAGAAATATTCTATCCTCAAAAGGGTTTATCTATTAAGCCAAAGCCTTTGTCTCTCGTAATGCATCCAGGCAATAAAGAATATGAGCATGGTGTTAATGAAGTTATGAAGACAACACGATATAGTCTTTCTTGGTGGACTAGATAGTTAAGTAATAAATACTACTGCTCATTAAGTCTGTTGTGTGTTCTTATTCTGTGGCAGTTGGCACAAACCACCTCACACTTTTCTATCTCTTTCTTAATAGCCTTCCATGAAAAACCATCATGTATCATCCTGGATATGTTATATTTCTTGTCTCTTATGTGGTCAAAGTCTAGGATTATATGATTGCCAATACCACAATCTACACAGCCAGAATCCTCTTTTATCTTAGCAAGCATCTTCTTATACTGCTGCTTATTATAATGGTCTAACTCTTTGTCAGTCATTAATCTAAGTATACCGCCAAATATTAAGCCCCACACAGGCAATTCACCTGACTTGCGCCACGGTCTCTATCCAATGGGTAACTAATCCATCACTAAGGTCCTGTGTGGGGACATTTATATTGTACTACTTAATTGCGATTGTTTTTGGCAGTTTGTCTTCTGGGATCTGCTTTTCAAGTCTGATATCTAAGATACCATCCTTAAACTCAGCCCCAACTACCTCAACAAACTCAGGAAGGGTGAAGATATCAGTAAACTTACGAGCAGCAATGCCCTTATGTAGATACTCCGCACCCTCTGGTAACTCAGCATCCTGCTTCTCGCCCTTGATTGTAAGTTTGCGATTGTCTAGCGACACTGAGACATCATCCTTAGAGAAACCAGCCAAAGCAAATGACAGAATATACTCTGTATCATTTAGTTTGATTTGGTTATAAGGTGGATAGTTTGTTGTTGTTGTTACCTTCTGAAAATTTGAGAAGGTATTGAAAAATGGATCATTAAAAAGATCCAGTGCTGTTTTTACCATGTTATTCCCCTTTCAAGCGAATAAGTTAATTTACCCCCCATTTGGGCAGGTATTAATATTATAGCATAAGAAATGAGCAGTTTATAGACGACTGCTCAGGTCTATTAGCCACGAAGATTCAACTCCTGCTAACTTTCCCATCAAGGGAACATCCGTTGTAAAACCTTTTAAAGTCTCATAGCGGAATAGTATCTATTATACTACTTCTTTTTTACTGCTGCCTTCTTTGCTGGTGCCTTTTTAATTACTTTGGCAGCCTTGACTGCTGTATCTACCTCTTCGACTGATGGCAACTTGCCAAACGCCTTGTCGTTAGGATTGACTGCTCTCAATGCTACGGGCACTATGGCTCCAAGCAATGCATAAGCAAGTGTCTGTGGATCTGTTACACCTGCAGCGTAAAGAGCAATCGCTGCACCAAGAACTGATCTTCCGTATGATGCTAGTACTGCTTTAATCTGTGAACTTTTTTCGTTGTGATGTGTCATTTTTTCCTCCTATAGGATATTTTTTACTTGACTATAATGTAAATCACACAGATCAGCAATTCTACTTTCAGAACTTGCCCAAATCTGTGTACTTTCATCCTGGCACAACTCTTCTTCACATATAAATAAGTTAAGATTTTTGGTGTGCTTAAGGACTATCATGTATCTATTCTATCATAGTCTTCTGGTAGCAATTTCTTTAGTTCTTTATATGCCCCAGAAATTTTCTTCATTGAATTGTAGTTAGGCTCTGCCCCCATTAGGTCTCCATATGCATCAAAATATACCACTTCAGGCTCAATATCAGTAATAAACTTATTTAATGAGGTTTGAACATTTTCTATATATTGATAAGCCCAATCTCTAGAATCTGAAACAAATTTTAAAAATGCTTCTGATGATGGGTCTTCTAATTTATTTTTTTTATCTGATAACTCTAACAACTTTTCAGACAGTATCGTCTTATCTAAGTGGGCTTTTATAAGTTCCAAAGTTGTTGAAGAAAGTTTTACTTTTAACTGTACATTTTTAAATATTAAAATAAAAAATAATATAATAAATAAAACAAATGCTACAAACTCAATCATAATTCTTTACCGCCTTCTCTAACTAATAAAACAATTGCTCCATTTTCCTCAAGGGCTTTTTTTGTGCGAATCATGTACTCAACAGCCTGCTTTCTTTCTTCTCCAGAAAGACTCATAAATTGTTTTTCACTTGCTTTTACTGTTAAAAAATTGTCATGATCAATGATCTGAAGTTGAAATCCATCAGGACCTTTTATTGATCGAAATGCTCGCCTCATTGAATCTGTATACATTTTATTGCTCCGTTGTTAGTCTTTGCCAAGTATTTGCCCAGTCTGATTTAGACTTATGCTTTGAAAATTCTTTAGACAATTGTCCACCTTCAAGATAAACTCCGCCCCATACACCCCACTCTTTTTGTGAAACGCCAACAGCAAAACACATCTTTGAAACAGGACAGTTAGAGCATAACTTTTCTATTGCTGGCCTTAGTAGTTCATCATCTTCATACTTTTCAAAGAATAAGTTTGTATCATATTCCAAGCATAATGCTTCATCTTTCCATTCGTGTTTTGGCATACTAACTCACAAACTTGTCTGGTATATCCCATCCGTTCGTAGAAGGCACAAAACGACGCTGCAGATGCCATTTGCCATCCACGAATGCCCCCTGTGGGGCTGTTCTACCCTTCTCAGAAGGATAAGAGTTAACTACTGTCCAACCATCCCAAAGTAAAGTTTTGTTTTCCTTTACAATTGATTCCATTTGTTCTAATGATTTAATTTGCATCTTTACTCTTTCTATTAGTATCTAAAAATGCCGTATTCGACATTATTTGTTTTTGCTTCATCTACAAGCCTTGAGACCTGTTCTTTTTCTTTACTTAAAAAGGCAAAATAGTTTAAGTCTAAAATATTATCTGATATCCACAAAGGTGGAACAGGCTTATATTTAATGCTTTTCCCACGAGCCTTTAGTCCTCGCTCTGATAAGTTTGCAAACTCCATTGCCATAGAGTTAATGTTTGCTGGTCCTGCAGAATATAAGTAGAAGTATGGATCCTCTTCACTTAAAGAAGACATGCTTACTGCCATGGCTCTAAGAAAAACTTGGTAGTCATCAAAACTACTAGTCCCTTGAATCCCCACTATCATTTTTATTCCCATCTCTAAGTTGATCCATTATGAATAACATCTTATCTAATTGTACCTTATCCATACCCATTGTGTCAACTAGGGTTGCATTGGCTCCGTCTATTTCGGTTCCGTTCATTTCTGCACAATAGAAGGTTCCATCTTTTACAAAGTATGCTTTATTGTCAAAAATAACAACCTTTATATTTGTTCTTTCTTCATGTTTACTAGACTGAGTAACCATTTTCTTTTTATATTTTTTAATTTCTGGAAGCAAAGGAAGAATCAACATGTGAATACTACTTTGACTATACCTGGGCATATTGTTTTTTTTATCCAGTTTATTATAAGAAATAAGCCTTGTTGTTACAAACATGGCTATCAAAGTTATTGCCGATCCAAGAAAATATTCCATAGTTCCTCCAGAACAATTATACTACTTATCTGAAGAAATAACCCTAATTATTTCTTTTAAAGTTGTTTGGCTTTCTTTACTTAGTTTTGACAATTCTTCATCATCTAACGCTTTTTCTGTCAGGGTGACCATTGGATTTTTTTCTGTCACATCCATATTTAAAAATCCTTCGCTCCATAAAGACATGGTTTCACGAGAAAAATATGTAGAAACTTCATTATGAAGTTCTGGACTAACCTCAACTAACTTGTCTGTAAAGTTATACATTGGCTCACCTGTTTCAATATCTATGCCAGCAACCTCAAGGGCTCCTGACAAAATCAACTGGTCTATAGCATCATCTTCATCTTTAAAGTT